AAGGGGGGTCCTTGGCTAAGAAGAAGGTCAAGGGCTCCCCTACGCTGTATGTCATCACAACCGCTAAGAAGCGGGACTCCCTTGAGTGGGAGGAAGAAGCTGCGCGTCTCGGTCTGAGTACAGATCCTGCATGTAGTTTCACAGGTTCATCCATTGTGGTGGACTCGTGGAACAACATCGGGAAGTACTCGGATCGAGAACACGCGGTATTCTTTTTTGATGAACAGCGTGCTTCCGGCAGTGGGCGCTGGGTCAAGGAGTTCCTCAAGATAGTTAAGAAGAACACCTGGCTACTGCTCTCAGCCACCCCGGGAGATGTCTGGATGGACTACCTCCCGGTATTCATGGCTCACGGATTCTTTAGGACTCGTACGGAGTTCATGGAGGATCACGTTATATTTGACCGCTTCGCAAAATACCCCAAGGTCAAACGATACATAGGGGAGGCGAAGCTGCAGCGACTTCGTCGGAGTATCCTTGTGGAGATGCCGGTGGAGCGACACACTACTCGTGAGAGGGAGACTGTCTACTGCGACTACGACCGTGACTTGTATAAGTGGGTCGTGAAGAACAGGATGGATCCCTGGACAGAGGAACCCCTTAGAGATGCAGGTGGGGTCTGCAGAATCTTGAGAAAGGTGGTCAGTGATAATGACTGGCGTTCAGAGCAAGCCAAGCGCATACTCTCAAGCA